TTGTCCATTACTGACTCCTTATGTCGTTGCTACCGTTACTGTACCAAGTTCTACAACTAAAACCAAGTTATTTGGGGTTAAAGCTGCATCAAAACTGGATGAACCACCGACTGGGTTCCACCCCCATTGAAATACCCGACTACCGCCTCCGCTATACCCGTCATCGAGTGTCCCAGAGACTTGATAGCTCGTGTCCGGTCTTGGCTCACGCACTGCCTGAGGATCATTGACCGGATACATACCCAACTGAAGCTGTGGCTGATCTGGATCCCAGCAGGATTTACAAACTTTGATGTTGTATATCTTGGTCTTAACAACCTGCTTGCGCAACTCCTGCAACTTGTACCGCTGCCCACACCTGTCGCATTCGGCAATTGAATATTTACCTGAGGCAAATCTAGTTGGCATAGCTCACCTCAGTAGAACAACTGCCTTGGAACAAACCGCTCTGGAGCTTTCTCACGGTCTTCTTGAGATGCCAACAGCCATTGCTGCTCATACTCACCTTTTAAGAACGCAACCCTATCAGGAGAAACTTCAGGCCGCTTAGAACCAACGTAAAACGCCAGCCCAGCCACCATACAGGGAATCAGACGGAAAGGGATGTCTTGCACGTTCACACCGGTTCCGGCATCACGAAGCCTGCGCAGTCTCCAATACACAAAGGTGTAGTCTCCACCCGAATTGGGGGTAGGCCAGACATTGATACAGGGCAGGTTTTGCGCATAGATCGCCGCGCCAGAATTATGTCCAACTGCGGCTGTACCATCTTGTCCACGCGTGCAATTTATCAAGCTGTTACCGTCCACATTGGTATAGCCAATGGTCTCAGAATCAATCTTGATAAACCCAGTAGTGGTTAACCCCGATGTACTACTGAGCACAATCGTTGTCGCAGTGCTAATAATCGTGCCGTTCAGAGTGACTGAAGTCGCATTTGTCTGCGCCGTTTGGCGGTTGATCCATACTTCGATGGGACGCCCAGTCGTAAGTTTGTTTGGGATGGTGGAGTAGGTAGGCTCAGAGATACGACTGATGTTGACGTCTGTTTGATTTGACGCCACACCGTTGCTCTGCCGAATTACATGGTCAAGCAAGTCAATCGTGTCGTCTGGAAGTGGGTATACCGCCTGTCCTGTAACCATGGCAATTGCGCCTTCTTCCACAGTCCACAAATTGATACCACGATTTGACCACTCAATTGTCAACAGGTTTAGCGAACGGCGTGCCGTACGAAACTCATAGCCAGTACGAACCTCTATACCCGCCCGCTCATACGCTTCCTCGATCATCTCATTGAGATCAAGGTTAAACGAATTGGAAGAGGATGCGTAAGCCATTATCTAAATCCTGCCGTTTTCTTTGCTATGCCTTTAGGCTGGGCTACAAACTGCTTACCCGCCGCCTTACCTTTACGCTTGGCTTTGGTTGTAGCAGCGTACTCCGCAGAGGACAAAGACTTGATAGCTGCTTCAGGGAGATATCTCTCACCTGTTTTTGACGAAGGCTTCCCCGACTTAGTGCGCCATTTCTGGTCACCCCAGTTTTTAAGAGAAGTCTGCGGCGCTTTCAATCTTTGTATCCCCCACCTGCGGCCTTATAGCGTTTAGCCATGACTTGAGCCTTACGTGCTGACCATTGCCCTGCACCCGTACCTACAATTGCCGCAGCTTTGACGCTGTTGAAAATCCGTTTGCGTAACTCTGGCTTAGTGTAGTTACCAGCCTCGTTTACTTTGGATTTTGTTTCCCCGCCTTCTTTATATGCCTTGACCTTATTTGGATCATCCTTGCGGGTAATCGTCTTGGCCTTTGGCATCTTAGAAGGAGCAATGTCACCCATGCCGCGAGAAGACATCATGATTTAGCACATCTTTCCGCGAGTCTTACCCCGCTGAGCAATACCATCACCACGACTGGAAGCCGAAACAGAACCGCCTTTTTTAAAGCTTTGTTTGGCTTCTTTTTTAGCTTGTTCCCGGCCTTCCATGCTGAATGTCTTATTCAAATAGCTACCAATGCCCCTAGGTATGCTCATAACGGCATCCCCTATGGCTGCACGATTGGCAACTTTTTCTTCGTCGGTAGCGCCCGGTGCAAAATTTGTAGAAACTTTTGACTTGGGAGCGGCCTCTTTTGCTGGAGCAGCTTCTTTTACTGGAGCAACTTCTTTTACTGAAGCCTCTTCTTCTTTTTTCATAGCTTCATTGCCTGCTTGACCTTTAGCTGCTAAGGCCGCTATATCGGTTTTTGAAGGGGCTGAGTCTTCACCCCTACGCCGCAACCCCTTGTCTGCATTCAACAAATCGCGTAAAGACTTATCTTCACCATACTGACTTTTAAAATCGGCAAGTTCTTTAGCAGACACCATGGCCTTGCCGTCTTTAACTTTACGATCTGGATTAGGTGTATACGCCATGATTACTCCTTAGCAGGTTCTGCCACCAGATTTCATAGTAATCATTTTGCCTTTGGTTTTGCCTTTAGAAGCAACGCCGTCAGCAGCTTTATGACCAGCAGCCAAACCGCCTTTGTTCATAAAAATAGGCACTTTTTTGCCGTCTTTCATTTTCATAGGCATACCGCCTTTTTTCATACCCATACCACCCATGCCACCAGCAGGGGCAGCGGGAGGCATTGCAGGGCGGGCAGGGGCCATAGCACCTTTTTTCTTAGCAGCCATCATTGCCATCATCTTGGGATCCATTTTTGTAGCCATATCATCACCTCTTTTAAAAGTTTAAAAATCTTCAGTTTACTGTTTGGAATCATCCGCCTTTGGCTTGAATAAGCTGATCAATTTTTGCTTCAAGGCGATTAAACCTTTGGTCAATATGGTCAGTAACTCTTTGCACTTCTGAATTAGTTGCGTAATCACGGGCAATCTCCTCACGGGTTATGTTTAGCAGCCGTTCAACTCGTTTGATATCTTCCAGCTTCTCACGAACGAAAAACCACAAGCCACCAAGCAACGCTGAAAGGCCAGCAGACCAAATTGTGTTGATATCCATGTCAGCATTTCCATCTTGCTAAGGAAGCCGCTTTACGAGTAGGCTTGCCTTTTTCGTCTTTCATTGGGCCGGGCATACCAGACATACGAGCGCAGAAAGAGTCCTTGCGCTTACCACCTTGTGGTTGCGGAGCTTTCAAGTTACTTCCTGTTGCTGCGTTGTACTTGGCACGACCTTTTGCAGTCAAACCCGCCCCCTTGGAAGCGGGTAGTTTTTCACCACGACCAATTGCAAGGGAGGGAGTCTTCTTAGCCATAGCACACCATAATTCTTGCGCTTAAGGGTAGCGTTACATGAAGGTCTGTTATGAACAAAATGCCTTCGCCGGGAATGGATAACGAAATTGGCTGTGTACCTGTGCCGATATAAAATTGCATGAGAATCGTGCCCGAAGCACCGCCATCTCGAAAAATAACATCTCCCGCTGTTCCACCAGAAATACACTGGTATGCCTTAAAGCGGTTGCGTACCGACACTATTGTGCCTGTGGTTTCTCTGTACGCCGCTTTAACGTCTGTCTGCATTGCCATAATCAATCTCCTTTTAAAAGGGGGCCGAAGCCCCTTAGATTAATTACTGTTGAGTAGCAGTTGGGTTAGCAGTGCCGTCTGTATCACGGACAACGTAGGTGATAACAATAGTTGCCGCACCAGTAGACAATGATGTACCAGCCAAGGTATAGGCAACGATGGCATCAGTTGTGCCAACATTGAGGAACAAAGCTGGTGTTGTTGCATTCGCAGTTAAGCTGATACCACCAACAACAGTGATTGTTCCTGTGGTTGTAAAGTCCACAGCGCCAATACTTAGTTTGGCAGTTGTTGCCGCACTGAATACGGTGGTGGTGACAATTTTAATATCGGTGATTTGAGAGCCAGCAGGAAGAACAAAAGCAGTGCCAGTCAAAGTGCCAAATACAACATTTACAGATTGGCTAACTGTGGTAGCGCCCAAGTTGCGGATAGTGCCAGCGGTAGAGCCAGTTGTGTTTTTAACAGTGCCCAACAACCAAGGGCCAAGGTGAGTTGCGAATCCCATGTTTAATTCTCCATGCGTTGTAGCGTATCAATCTGCATGAGGTCAGCCGA